GAAAGAGGTGTGTAAGATTAAGCATTTCGCTAAATACATTCCGGTCATGGATAGACCAAGAGTTATTTACGAAACACTTAGTCGTTTACCAGGGCCCTATTGGGTCACGGATTACACTTCCTTTGAGGCTTCTTTTCGCGGCCCCATTTTGGAGGCTTGCGAAGGAGAACTTTACAGATACATGTTGCAAGACTTTGATGAGTGTGGACCTATTGTTGCTCAGATGATAGGACCCCATGCTTGCAAGTTTCGCAACTTTACTGTAAAGGTACCCGGAACTAGGATGAGTGGGGATTGTAACACGTCCCTAGGTAATGGATTTACAAACTTAATGCTAATGTTGTTTTTGGCAGAGGAACAGAACCTCATGTGTGATGGTTTCGTGGAAGGTGATGATGGTTTGTTCGCTTTTAACGGGACCCCCGATTTTTCCCTGATCAGGGAATTGGGTTTCGACTTGAAGCTGGAACCTCACACATCTGTTTTCAGTACTTCTTTTTGTGGTTTAATGTTGACCCGATCATTAGCTTGCCTGACAGAACCCGTATACGAAATTGTGAAATTTGGGTGGTCGATGTCTCATTTGCGCCACAGCAAACGGCAGTCAATTTTGCTGGGCCTTTTGAGAGCTAAAGCCCTCTCTTTATTTTATTGTCACCCACGGTGTCCAATGCTTACAGCATTGGCGTTGAAATTTATAGATTTGACTAAAAACGTGGAACCCATCTTTGATTCCGGCTACTGGGAACAAAAGATTGTCACTGAAACAGTAGCATTAGGTCATCTGGCTCGTGAAGAATACGAGAAAGGAATCACAGATGATGATAGAGTGGACTTCTTACACTTGTTTGGTATTGAACCAGCCTTACAGGTGGCTTTTGAGGAGTACATTCGCAATATTCGTGGAGTGCAACAATTGGACCATTGGTCTATTGATGCAATCTGTGAGTCCAGGCCCTACTTTGCTTGGATGAACAGAACCCACGTTTATTAGTTCGAGATTCTTATGGGGTCACCGCATTAATCTCCCAAAACGGTGCAATATTGCTTAATAGTTCCGTGCTAAATAAAATGCCGACAGACTGCACGGGAGAGTGTTAACTTGTGGTGATGTACAGTCGCTAGTTATATCTCTAGGGATCCCATATAAAAGATATTGGAAAGCGAAATAACTGCATTATGAACTATACAAGAGGTCAAAAGCTCGACAGAGCAGCCTATGTATCAAAATTGATCCAATCAAAGCGTATCACCCCAGACGGCGCTGATTGGTTAACATTACGTCTGGATCCTTACCATGATTTTGCCAGGCCGATAGCCGGGTACCCTGATGCTGATGCATTTGATACCATTGTTAGTGCCTTTAATTACGAGTATAACGTCTCCAAACCGGCGGGCTCCGCGGCCAATTGGGACGCTCACATCTTTACTCTGCCCTTTGCGTCAAGTTCCTGTAATTTAGGGAATGTGACCAATGGGCAGTTTGTACAGACAGCAGCCACATATAATTTGGGGTTGGTGAATGTAGCAAAAGATGATGCTGGAGGACCATTATTTCCTACAGCAGTTCCTGTAGCATCAGCAAACTTTTCCATGTCACGCGTGGATCAGTTTCTTGGTGTAGAGGCAGGAATTTCGAGAGTTATAGGCATGGGTATTGAAATCATTGACACCACGGCACAGTTATACAAGCAAGGAGCACTGACAGCGTACAAGATGCCATCTGTACGAAATGTGCTGTCAGGTCTTGGGTACTTAAACACTGCAGGC